TCAAAAAATACAATAAATATAATAAATAAAATTTTATAAATTTAAAACGAATTTTTATGTATTTATATATGAATAATATTGTGAGATTTGGAACACAATATGGTGGATTTTATTATCCAGAGCATTTACCAAAATTAAATGAAAATAGTATAATTTATTGTGTAGGTGCTGGTGAAGACATTACACATGATGTTATTTTGTCATTTAAAACAAAGTCCCCTGTATATATTTTTGACCCTACTCCAAGAGCAATTGAACATGTTAAATATGTTAAAGATGTTTTAGAAAACAAAATTTCACCAGTAGATAATGAAAGATTTGGAGGTGGTGATAAAAATTATTGGAAAATAATTTTATCACACAAAATAAATGGTGATAATTTAATATTATGTGAATATGGATTAAGTACTAAAGATGGAAATGTTCCATTTTATTTGCCAATTAACAATGATTACGTTTCATGTTCAGTTGTTCCTATTGGACGAAGTTCTGATTATATAAATGTTCCTGTAAAAACTATTAATACTATTATGAAAGAATTAAATCATAAACATATTGACTTACTTAAAATAGATGTAGAGAATATAGAATGCGATGTATTAGAAAAAATGTTAAATGATAAAATATATCCAACATATCTTTCAGTTGATTTTGATTTACTGAAACATAATAAAAAAAGATGTGAAGAGATTATAATTAAATTATTAAATAATGGTTATAAAATAATAAAACAAGAAGGTCAAGATTTTTCATTTTTTAAAAATAATTAATAAAAATATAATAAATAAGAATTAATAAATATTAATAATGATAAATATAGTATTAATATTTATATTTGGCTTGCATGCAATTTGTTTTCAATTATCTTTTAATAGAAATTATAATACTTTCTTAAGATTAGCAAACAAAGGTTCAGGGAGTAATGAGGAGGAAAATAAAGAAATAAAAAATGTAAGAAATATAAATATTAATTTTGAAGAAGTAATTAAAAAAATGGATGAAGATAAAATAAAAGAATTAGAGCATATTCCGAATGCACCAGAAAAGGAGGAAGATATAAAAGAAGATAGTTTTGAAGGGTATTTAAAAACATTGTTTTTTATGATGAAAAGTGAAAATAATAAAACAAATTTTGATAGATTTTGTAAATGGAGAAAGCAAATAGGTACAACCTTAACAGAAGATGAATTGAGTGAAATATATTATAGTGTATGTGAAAATGAATGTGATTTAATGGAATTTATACAAATAAATAAAATAATAGATGAAAATGATGGAGCAAAATTTTAATATGGTATAAATTCGTGTGATAAATAATTAAGTTCATCATCAAGTGATACAATAATAATATTTTTACTAGGTATTTGATAGTCTTGAAAGCTATCATCATGAATATTGAGAAAATACTTCATTAATACTCTAGCGCAATGTTTATGTGTAACAATTAAAGGTAATTTATTTTCATCGCTTACTTTGTATAATATATCATTTTCATAATAAGGTAATAGTCTATTTAAAACATCTTCTTTGGATTCGCCTTTTTCAATAGTTTTAAAATAGCAATTACGATATATTTTGTATTTATTTTGATTATAGGTTGGTATATTATTTAATACAGGTGGTTTAAAAGTAAAATTACCTCGCATCATAGATGTAAATTGTTCTCCGTATTTTTCTCTTATAAATTGTCTAGGTACTCCTTCAAGAGTTCCATAGTGTTTTTCATTTAATCTCCATGATGTATGAACAGGAATATTTTTATTTTTCATATTTTGAATAATAATGTTAGAAGTTTTAATACATCTATCAAGTTCAGAGGAGAATATGATGTTGGGAGCAATATTTATTTCATTTAATTTTTTAGAAATAGATACTGCTTCTTTTTTTCCATCATTTGTTAAAGGTATGTTAGTCCATCCTGTAAATTTAGAATCATGATTCCAAACGGATTGACCATGTCTAACAATAACAATTTTTTTAAATATATTTTGAATTTTATTAAGTCTGTTCATTAAATATAATATAAGTTTATGTTTAAGTTTCTACACAAATAGTTAAATCATTTTTTTTGAGACATGTTTGTTTATGTTTAGATAGTGATTTAATACTTTTACCGATAAATAGATTACAAATATCGCATTTAAAATTATGTGAAGATACAGGTGCAAATTTAGTACCAAGATATTTTTCAAGATTAGGGAATTGTAATTCTTGAATAGAGGATGATATTTTTTTAAGGTGATCTTTAGAAATAGTTAATAACATTTCTTTTTTTTCAATAAAAAGGTTAAATTCTTTGTTAATATCTTCAAGAACTTCAGAAGAAATATTATTATTTCCTAGATTTCTAGATATAGAACGTAAACGTGGTGCGAGTGTATCAATAATTTGAATAGCACATTTAACTTTTTCTTTATCGTAATTAACATTATGAACATATACAAGAACATTAGTATTATGAATATCAATATGATAATTTGGTTTGAGTGTGATACCACTACTTTGACTTAAAAAAATGCCATGAAGATTATGTTCATTAATATCGCGCATGAATTTTTTAACTTCTTCAGGTGGTACATTTCTTTCATAATCTTTATTTTCAAACATAATAGTTTCATCACGTTTAACAATAAAATCCCCCGATTTTTTTTCAGTAGCAGATTTAATAATTTCAGAGGACGGAAATAGATCACTAAGTAGTTTATGTAATTTATTTTCACTAACAGCACCTTTAATAGTAGAGTTAAGTTGTTTTTCAAATTGATGGAATACATTAGTATTAATTTGATGTAATGATTTAATGGTTTCATTAGAAGAACTTAATAATGTAATAATAGGTTGTTGTGCATTAGTAATAAGTGTGGAGCATTTGTTATCAAAGAAGTCTTTAAGTAATGATTCATTTTGTGGAAGTATATTTTGAATAAGCTTTTGAACATTAGCATATAAGAGGTTATTATATTTTTGGAACTGTTGTTCAATGGATGTAGTATTAAATTGTGATTTATCATTTAATATATTTTCAACATATGATTTGAGTGAATCAATATAGTTATTTTTGAAGTCATTAAATTTCACGACTAATTCATTGGATACATCAGAACTAAGTTTATTATTATGAGAACTGATTTGGCTAAGTAATTCTTTAATAGTATTAATATCTTTTTCATTATTGGATAGCGTAAGATTGTTAATAGATTTAATAGACTCAAGTTGATCAGAAAAGGATTTGAATTGTGAATCAACCTTAGAATTAAGATTAGTAATTTGATTATTAAAATTATTAAAGAAGTCATGTAAATTGGTTAATATTTGTTCATTTTTATTCTCTTGTGTATTTTTAACGATATTTTTAAGCATTTCAACAAGTAATAAATTCATAGATTCAAAATTAAAAGATGGGTTGGAATGATAAAAGTTGCATATAATAGGGTTAGATGTTTCAAGCTTTTGCATAATAGTATTTTAATATATCATTTAAATAGTTTCAAAAAAGAATAAATAGAATATTAAATTGAATTTATTTTTTCTCTCTACTTTTTTTTTTTACAACTAAATAAGAATAATTAATAGATAGGTAGTTAATAAATAAAAGTTGAATTTTATATATTTTTTATGAAAAAAAAGATTTTGTGACAAATAAAAAATAAAAAAAAATAAAATAATAATAAATAAATATGAGTAATCAAATAAATCCAGTATTTGGTGATATGGAAATGATAGATTTTAGTGATGAGAATGATAAAATAACTGAGAATACAATAATATTAGATGAGAGAAGTGAAAAATGTGAGAAGAAGAATAATAAAGTATTAAAATATGGATTAAAGTTGATATTGCATGCCCTAATTCATATATCAATGTTGTCATTATTGGAGACTTTATTTTTTTTTTATTATGCTGCTCCAACTGAGAAGGATTTTTTATTGGAACAGTTAGATAGTGCAATAGTATCATTTGACATGCACGAGGATGAATTAAGAGGTGAATTTTTATATAAGTATTTAACGGAAAATTATTATGGTTCTTACATAGATAATTATTATACAGGTTTGAGGACTGATGCGATGGATAGTAAAAGAGAGAATGATAATATAAATAATGAATTATATAATAGTGCATTATTTTTTGTTTATATATGTAGTGGTACAACAGTAGTATATTATGGAATGTATCAATATATATATAGAAAAAAGCATTTTATATTTAAGATAGTATTTGAGCATTTATTTTTGATAATGTTTATAGGTTTGTATGAGTTATGGTTTTTTAAGAATATAGTAATAAATTATAAATTTATGTCGGAGGATGAATTGGTGTATTACATATTTTCTTGTTATTGGGATAGTGTAAGGAATCATTATCCGGAACTAGTAAATTTTGAGAAGAATGTATCAATAACATGTAATAGTGTATAGATTAGTCATTATTGTTTTTAGTATCATTTTCAATAATGACATTTTTGGATATATTTTTAATAATTTGGCTAACATTTTCGTCGTTATAGTTAACAGCTTCTTTAAGGATTTGATAATAAGTTTCATTATTATCGGATTCGTTATTATTTTCTTCAACCCAATCAGGAATTTGTTTAATATGTGATTTGCTGACGAAATCAATAGCTTTTTTCATTTTAATTTCATCATTATCTTTGCCCCATTGGTCATTATCTTTAACATATAGTATTTCTTTTTTGATATCACTGCAATGGATAGGGCGTTTATTAATATCAAGTTCTTTAAGTCCTCTAAGAAATACGTTAGTAATTCCATCAACATAGCCGAGTTTGCCAGTATTTTCAAGATCTTTAATTTGGTGTTGTAGAGATTGAACAAAATCCATAATATTGATGGCATCTTTGCATTCTTCATTGAGGAAGAAGTTAATATTGAATTTATTATTATTATAATTGCCGATTTTGGGTAAAATACTACTGATTTCTTCGTTATGTTTGTCTTGTTGTTTGATGATAGTATCTTGAAGTTCGGTAGTTTTATTAAGAAGTTGAATAAATGCGGTTTTAAAATCAATATTTTGATAGTCGGTATCTTGAAAAATTTGAGAGAAGTTTTGTGAATTTTCGGAATTTTTTTGTAAATTTTCGGAAGAATTTTCAAAATTTTCAGAAATAGAAATGCAAGTTTTGCGATGTCGTGAGAGTCCTGACAAAAATTTATATGTTTTTCCACATTCTGAGCAGATAAATGGTGTGGGGATTTTTGGGGATTTATTTATTACCTTTAAATGTTTCAGTGTTGCTAAATGTTTATTATAATCTTTTTTGTTAAGAGTTATGTACTTACATTTTTCGCATTTATAAATCTTTGGAATTTTGGGTTTTTTTTTATTATCATTGTTATCATTCATATATAGAAAATTTAGAAAATTTTAAGTATTTTTAAAATCAAAAAAAAAGTTTTGGTAAGAGAATTTTCGGAGGTTGTTTGATTTTTTGCTAGGTGTCAATCACAAGTCCAAAATTCTTTTTTTTTTCGAAACTTTTTGAAAAATTCAGAAAATAAAAAAAAAAATTTGGATTTTTCCGAAATTTTCAAAAAAGTTTTAAAAAAAAAAAAAAAAAAGATTTTGAGAGAAAAAAAAAATAGAAAAATATTAATAATATAAAATAATGTATTGGATTTACGTGTTAGAATGTGAAAGTAATTTATATTATGTGGGTGAAACGAGTAAATTATTTAAGAGATTAAGTAATCATATAAAGGGATTGGGTTGTGTGAATACGAAGAAGTATAAGCCATTGCGTTTGGTGGGATTATATAAGGTGGGTAGTATGAGTAAATTTTTGCGATATAAGGATTTAGTTGAAAGGGGTTGTGAGAATACGGAAAAGGATAGAATAAAATATTTAAATAATTTTAATAATGGTGATGGTACGAAGGATGATGCAAGATTATGTGAGGATTTTATAACATTAGAGATGCATAATGGTGGATTAAACGTGAGAGGTGGTAAATATTTAATGGATGATAGGATAGTGGATAGAGTTCGCGAAGATAGTATATATCCAAGATGTGAATGTGGTTATCCTTGTGATATAAGGAAGAAGTATATAACAAGAACAAAATGGAAGATATATTATTATTGTTCAATAAAGAATGTATGGGATGATATGAGGGATAGTATAAGAATAGAAGTGGTTAAGGGTTGTGGTTATTACCAAGAATATTTGGATGATATAGAGAGTAGAATAAAAATAAAGGAATATATTTAGTTTTTTATCTAATTAGAATACATATGGTTGCTATACATTTAACGGGATTATTAATAATTGTAGGATATTATTTATTTTATGCAAACATGTATTTTGTTTCATATACATTATCTGTAATTCATAATTTATATTTAATATGGACAAGAGGTCTTCCGATGTTATTAGATTTTATATATTATTTTGTGTCAGAGACATTATGGAGGATATGGCCATATTTAAGAATACCATTTTATTTAACATTAATATATTTAACTTATGCTGAATTATTTTTGAAAAAGGAGAATGAATATAATTGTCAGGCTTATATAGATCGTTATCCAGATTTGAAGAATGCATTTGGTAGTGATTGTAAGAATAAGTTAACAGCGGATAAAGCAAAGCATCATTGGGATAATTATGGTCAGAAAGAGGGTAGAATAGCAAGTAGTGTGGAGGAAAAATAAGTAAATGGTGAAAAAATGGTGAAAAAATGGTGAAAATAAATAAAAAATACTCAAAAAAGGCAGAAAATAACGTTTTTGTCAAATACTTTTCCGCAAAAATAAAAATAAAGACCAAAATTTTAGAAAAGAGAGACCAAAAAAATGAAAAATAAAAATGACAACCTTTTACAAAATTCTACAAAATGTTATGGTCTCAAAAATAAAATAATAATAAAATAAATTGTTATGATAATAAATAACATAAAAATATACAAATATTGAAAATGAAATTATGGTAAGGATTTTGTAAAATACTTTGTAAGATTTTTGTAATCTACAAAGTTTTGTAGTTTACAATTGTATTACAACTATAAACTACAAATTTTTCCCCTAAATATAATAGTTTTTTTGCTAAAATTTAATTTCTCACTCAAAAATAAAAAGAATTAAAAAACACCATGCGTAG